CGCCTTGTCGGTGCCTTCGACCGTGCGGGCGTCCACCACGCGGGTTTTCCAAAACTCTCGTTTACTGTTAAACGCTTCGTAAAAGTATCCCGTGTTGCGCCGTGGGTTGGAAAACGCCATCCAAAAGCGATTTGGCGTGTTTTCTGTGAAAAAACCGCCAGTAACGGCCCAAATTGAGTCGTCTATGCCGCTTGCCTCGTCAAAAATCACCAAAACACCGTCGAAGTTGTGCACACCAGCGTACGCGTCGGGGTTTTCCGCTGACCACAGCCGCCCTTCGACGCCCCAGTAGCGTGTGCCCTTTTTCAAATCCCGCTCGACCAGCTCGGTCAGCCACTTGGCGGGCATCACGCGGGTGGCCGACACCTCAAACCAGTGGCTGTTGATCGACATCGCCAGCCATTTTGTGATCTCGGCCCATGTGATCGACCTGAGCTGGCTCTCACTGTTGGCCGAGATGATGGTCGTCGAGCCGATTCGCGTGGCCACCATCCAGATCGTGATCCAACTGACCAGTGCTGACTTGCCAATACCACGGCCAGACGAGATGGCTTCTTGCAAAACGTCGAAATCCATCTTGCCTTGGTTGAGCTTGATGTGCTCGGCGATGTCCAACAGCACCTCGCGCTGCCATTTGCGCGGGCCTTGGAAGTGCTCCAGCGGTGTGCCCTTGACACCCCAAGGAAAAGTCAGCATCACAAACGCCAGCGGGTTGTCCTTAATCTGCGGGCTCCACAGCCGCGCCATAAGTTCTTCTTCGTCTTCAGCGCTGTATATGGTGCTCTGCATTTACTTCCTGTTTCAAGCGTGGGCTTGGTTCGTTGGCCAACACGTCAATGACGCGGGATTCGGCAGCTTTGAGCGCGCCAGTGATGCTGATGCGCTGATCGACATCAATGCTGATGGATTGCTTGGCCACCCAGCCGTGTGAGTGCTGGAGGATGGCCAGCGCCGCTTTGGCGTCGCCTTCCTTGGCTGCTCTGTGCAAGCACAGGGACATTTCCAGTTCGCCGTCGGCTTTGCCTTTTTGCGCGGCCATGTCCGCAACTGGGTCGAGTTCGCACAGTTGGCTGTACTCGGTCGGCAACATGCCAGAAGCAAGCGCCAATGCGTCGCCCTTCAAGCCGAGCTTGGCGGCTTCGTAGATTCGGTTCAACCGCGCTTCGGTCGCAACGATCTTGCGCGGCTCAAATGGAAGACTTTGAAAGCTCATGTGCGCGAGTGTAAATCATGTTGTCACAAAATAAAAATCAAAAAATAAAAAATTGTTTGCGAACGCTCCGTAGCCGTTGGCCCTCACGCGCGGGCCCTCCCCAGGGGCCTCGCGCCAGGCGGGTTTTTTGGCACCAAGCTTACAGTTTTCTTACTGTGGGTCATGTGGGTCATGGTTTTAAAGTCATGGGAGATTCCCTTACGCACCTGGCGCGCAGCCGTGCGGGCACTATGTTAGCGGGTACTAACTTAAAATGCGTGGGTAATCCAAATGACCCACAGTTTTTTCCTTTAAAATCATAGACTTAGATCAAAAACAGGGTTTTGTGGGTCATTTTTTTGAGAATTTCAGTCGCGGCCAAAACGGCGTGGCCTATAACTTACTGTATAGCTATATAGTATTACAATATTTAAAATCCTTACATATAACAGAAAAACAAGACAATATGACCCACAAAGTCCGAAAAGCCCCGTATCTATTGACTTTTCTGTAGGTCATTTTGCGCCAGTGCCGATTGCCCACGCATTACCTAAACTGCCCACAACATACTAGGGTTTACCCTCGAAAATAGTCTGACGCTAAACTTACACCGTAAGAATCGCGTAAGCGTTATTTTTAAGGGTAAACCCCTAGAAAATAGTTGTTGACATGTGCAAGGAAATACCTTACATTCTATTTGTGCGCGCGATGTTGCGCCACACAATCAACTAAACAGGAAAGTAAAAACCATGCAAGTACACGTCACAATGAAAAGCGCCAACGTCAAAACAGGCCCGATTCCCGTTAGCACTACAGAAAAAAGCTCATGCCCCGTCGATTGCCAGGTACGCGACGCATGTTATGCGGCCAGCGGGCCGCTGGCGCTGCATTGGGCCGCCGTGTCCAATGGCACACGCGGCACGTCATGGGGCCAGTTTTGCGACACAGTCGCAGCCATGCCAGCGGGCCAATTGTGGCGGCACAATCAAGCGGGTGATTTGCCCCAAATCGACGGGACAATCGACGCCGTGAAGCTGGGTCAATTGGTCGCGGCCAACGCTGGCCGTCGCGGGTTTACTTATTCACACCACCGCGACGCCGCGTCGATTGCATGGATTCGCCACGCCAATGCATGGGACTTCACGGTCAATCTATCGGCCAACGATTTAAACGACGCCGATTATTTGGCCGATCAAAACGCGGGTCCCGTGGTGGTGGTGCTGCCCAGCACGCAAACCACGAACACCACCACGCCAGCGGGCCGCGCCGTGGTTATTTGCCCAGCGACCCAGCGCGATGATGTCAGCTGCGCCACATGCCAGCTTTGCCAGCGCCAGCGCGCGGCCATTGTGGGATTCCCCGCCCATGGCACCAAAAAACGGGTTATCGATATCAAGCTCGCGGCCTAAATTGTCAGTACTAGGGGCCGCTCGGCCCTTAGTGCGGGTAATTTCGCCCGATTCAGTAAAGGAAAGTAAACCATGCAAACCGAAATTTTGATTTATGCATTAGAGCGCGGCGAGACGCGCCGTTATACCGAACATTTAATAAGCACACAATGCCAAACCGCCGCCGATATTGAAAAGGTTAAAGCGGCGGCCAGCGCGGAGGGTTTTCATTCGTTTCGCGTGGCCACATATGACGGCGCGCCGCCGAATTTTCTTAAAGCATTGAATATCTAAGGGGCAAACCATGCAAAAAAGAATGCTAGCCAAATACCACGGCCGCGACGCGCGCACGGGCGTGCGGATTAACCCAGGCGATGAGATCATCTATGACACGGCCACGCGCCAGGCATGGATTACTGACGACGATGAGGATCGGCCACGCCGCCAGCGCCCGTATGGTAGCGACATGATCATCATTGAGGGCCGCGAATATTTCCGAAACAAAGCGGGGCGCTGTATCGACGCGCCATGCTGTGGCTGCTGCAATATTTAAGGGGAATTGATTATGTTCAGTACTTATCTCAGATTAAACCTGCCCGTATGGGCCACGTCGCGCGACGTTATCCGCGCCACCTACGGGCGCTTGAAACCCAGCGCGCGGGCGCGGGCTCATCGTGGGCCACGCCATGCCATCCTGCGCGACATGCTGGGGCACCACGCGGCCGCCCAGGCCCTCTATGAGAGGGTTATGGGATGACCTATTACCGAACCAAAGCCCAGGCCCAGGCCCTGGCGGATCAATTGACCATGCAAGACACTGACGCATGGCGATACGAAGTGCATGGGAGCCCGCGCGGGTTCTACGTCGCTGTTTTTGATGATGATGGCCATTTTTTGGGGAACCTATGACAAAACGACAATTTTTTGACGCGCTGGGGTTTGCGGTGTGCATCGCGCTGCCCTTTGTTTTTTATTTTTTGGGGATGAAACCATGAGAACGATCACAATTGGAAAAACGACATACAAAACAAACCGCGACGACATTATGGCCGCGCACGCAAAATGCACGGGCAAGCATAGGGTTGTCAAATCTAAAGGCGCGGAAAAGCGCTTCTATCCCGTTTATTGGCCCGAAATGTCAACGGCCGATTATGTGGCCGCGTATGAAAAGTTGAACGTCAAAATTAAGCCTTGGGACTGGGCCCAGCTGCGCGCCGAGCCCTGCATGGACCCTGTGGGCGAAGATAGCATGTGGGAGGTGGCGGAATGATGCACCCTATATTTGCCCAGGCACTGGCCCCATGGACGCCGCCGCCAGCGCCCACACCGACCGACTTGGTGACGCGCGCGTTAATTATGGGCCTCACTGCCCCTGACGCCCAGCGCGCCCAGGAATGCGCCGACATGGCCGAGCATTGGGCCCAGGGGCTCACTGACGCCCAGGTAGAAGCCTGTAAAGCCGAAGCCATGAGGTATATATGGCGGTGATCTGCGCGGCTTTGCTGGCCGCGATCCTGGCCGTGCTGCTGGGTTTATAAAATTACAGCCCCCTCACGGGGGCTTTTTTTATCACTCGACCATATCGCGTAGCTCTGACTTTGTAGACCTGGCGAGCTCTGGCGCGCAAAATATATGCTTTTTCGTGCTATGGGTGCGCGACGCCGTGCGGCCCATATCGACCCAACCCGCCTCTTTCAGCGCGTGGAGTAGCGCGGCCTGCACGACTTTAACCCCTGCGGGTGCCAGGCCCTGCAAGCGGTCGCACACGGCGTGAAAGGGCGACGCGATGGCCCCACGGGCAAATTCACCCGCGCGGCGGCGCATTTGATCGACCAAAAACGCCTCGGCGGTGCTCATGCCGTGCTCGACCATGATGGCCTTGGCCTCGGTCATGGGCGGCGGTGCCGTGGGGTTCCACGCCGACACGTCGCGGGTGTGAAGGTAATGGGCGACGGCCTCAAAGCCGCCACGGTGCTGATACCAATTCCACAAGCTCACCGCCTGAGCCTCTGGCAGTTTAGCGGCCTCGCACCACAGGACGAACCAGCGGCGATCCTCTGAGGGCAGCGAGATGGCGACGCGCTCATTACTGAAGGCGATCACAAAAACGCGGTTCAGGGCCATGTACGGGTGCAAGCCCTTGCGGTTGACCATGAGCAGCTCAGGCGGAGCGGCGATGATGGGCTTGAGGGTGTTTTCCAAGGCTCTGCGATCCTTGGCCTCTGCCTGGCGAAGCTCTGCGATTTCCATCACCTCGCATTCGAGGGCGTAGCCCCATTGTGAATTCAGGTCTTCGTTCTTGACCAGCGAGCAATTGGCCTTGGCGTTGCCGCCGATGGCCCAAAAGAACGGGGCGAAGAGGGTGTCCTTGCCGCTGCCATGGTTGCCGCCCATGAGGATGGCGTGGTTGATCTTATGGGTAGGGAATTGCACCTTATGGGCCAAGGCGTTGAGCAGGTGCTCACGCTCGAAGGGCTCGGGGATCATGCGCTCGACGTGCGCCAGCCACATGGACACGTCGCCCGCCTTGGGCGTGGGGCGCGCGTCGCGCCAGCGGTTGCCGTAGACCAAGCCGTCACGGGCGACCAGGACGGACGCGCCAGCGGCGTAAGTGATGCCAGCCAGCGCCTTGGCACCCTTGGCCTGTCGGTTCTCGTCAAACGATACGGACGCCTCGATTTTGCGCTTGACGTTGTGAATCGACTTACAGTCAATGTGGCGAAACAAGGCGTTGAAGGTGCCACGGGACAACTCGCGCCTGTCTTGCATGTCGAAGTAGGCGTCATCGTCTTGGATGTACGCGAAGCGGCCCCACCATTCGGCCTTTTCAACACGGCCAAGCTCTTTGCGGTCAACCTCGGCGATGATGCGCGCGGCCTCGTCGGGGTAGTCGGGCGTAGGCGTGAGCTTGGACAGCGCCGAGTCCATGGCCTGCGCCAGCAACTCTTCACGCAAGCCTGGGGTGTGGGCGGGGCCGCCATTGTCGGTCACCCATTGCAAGAACAAACGCGAATCGAAGTCAACGCAATGCGAATGCAAGCAGCAATAGGCGCGGTTGGCGGGCATGTAGCGGCCTTCGGGGTTGCCGTCGGTGTGCTCTGCGTTGTTGGGGCAGATGACGCCCGCCCAGCCCTCGCCGTTGGGCTTAGACAGTAGCAAGCCCTGCTCGGACAGCCACGCCATGACGTCGTCGGCACCGTCGTCGGACAAGCGAATGGGGCGCAGGGTGAGCGAGTCGGCCTCGACGGGCGTGACGCCAAGGGCGGCGCAGATGTCGTCCAATGTGTATTCGCGCTCGGGATGAAACTCGACCAAGCGGGATTCAAAGCTGTCACGGCCAGGTTTCAAGTTGACCGACCCTGGCAGGCGGAAGTTGCGAACGGGGTTGCAGGCACCTGGGTCGGTGTAGCCCGCGTCTGCAATGGCGCGGATGGCCGCGCTGAATTCGGCCTTGGTGGGTTGGTCGCTGAAGGCGTAGCCCCACTGGAACGAACCAGGCGACGTCTCCATGATCCAAGTGGGCTCAAGCGGGGGCACCTTGGACTTGGTGCCGATGTCGTCCAGCATCATCACCAAGATGTACTCGCAATTGGCTGCGGACGCTGACACGCGGCCATCCACGAAGCGGTCGATGATGAAGCTGGCGGTGTTGCCGTACCACGCTTGGCCAGGCTTGGTGCCCTTGCTGGGCAGGTACGCTGGCCATGTGGCCTTGACCGCCCCATCGGCGTGGAATTGCATCTGGCCATCTCTCATCTGTGGCTTTTGACGCACAATCAACGCTGTTTCGCCTTCTGGGGCGAGTTTTGTGATAAAGTCAACGAATTCCAATTAGATCTCCTTTTGAGCCCGCCTGCCAGCGGGCTTTTTATTTGCCATATCGAGACATGATCGCCACCTCTGCGCTAAGGGGTAGACCCTTGGCCCAATCAGGTGGCGTACACATCACACGTTCCAAATGTTCGGCCATTTCCTCTGGCCGATCTGTTTCCAACACAATTTCGTCATGCACATGCAAGACCACGTCGTCAAGCTGGCGCAGTGAGTGGCGCAGCAGGTCGTTGGCGGTGGCTTGGGTGATATTCTCACACGCCAGACCTTTCCAAAGCCTTGCACGGGGCCATTCTTTTGCGTCTGCCGCTGGCTTCCAAGCCGCCTTGGCGTAGGTCACGCCATCGGGCTCCAGCTTGGCAAAGGGGTAGCACAGCACACGCCCAGAGGGTAGAGCGTACCAAAGGTGCTGGCCGTCGAACATGTAGGTAACCCGCCCCACGTTGAATTCATGGCCTTTGTTTCGCATGGCGCGGGTGTAGGCTTCTTCCAGGTTTTGCCAGTAAGGCACCGACCATGGGTTGGCGCGCCGCCACGCGTCCACCATGCGCTTGGCGTCGGATTCGGGCAGATGCACACCGTAGGCGCGGCCCATGGCGGCGAAGGCACCCACGCCGCCAGCAAAGCCGCAGGCCAGCTCCTGAACCTTGCCGATCTGGCGCTGCTCGCCGTTGACCTCGGCCACGGGCACGTTGAAGGTGGCCGAGGCGTTGACCTTGTAGACGTCCTCGCCCTTGGCGAAGATGTCCAGCTTACGCTCGCCTGCGGGGCAGTTGGACAGCCATGGTGTGGCGCGGGCTTCGATGGCTGCCCAGTCGGCCACGACCAGGTGCTTGCCCTTGGCGGGGATCAGTGCGGGCCTGAGCATTCCTTTGAGGACATCTGTAACGCGCTTGCCAAATTGAGGAACAATTGAGTGGCCTCTGACCATTGCAGTTCTAACGTCCTCGGGCGATTTGGCGCACTTGCGAGTGAAATTGTGAACCTGGGCTCCATAGCTGGACGCCCGTCCAGTGGCTGATCCTCCAGCAAATACAAAGGCTCCGCGTACCCTGTGATCCTCGACATCGGCGAGGCTTGCAAGGCGGCTGAACTTCGCAACTGAAGACGCCCATAGGTCGTCCGCGCATTGGATAACCTCGGCAACAGCGGGCGGTATCTCATCTGGATTCTCCATCGCAAGCAAGTTGGCTCGCACAGTCTTGTCAATCGAATATTTTGAGTCTTTTTCCATCAGCTTCAAAGCCTGCGGCCCCACACGGTCGATCACCCACTGACGCATCTTAGGTGACCTGACGCTGGTGATGGCACCCTCGGTGACCTCGGCCACGATATCTTGAATCTCGACCAACTCATCGCTGGCGAACTTGATGGCCGCGTGGCACAGGGGCACGTCCACCAACACGCCACGGTCGTTGATGCGTTCGTTGACGTGGTAGTCGGCCAGCTCGGACTCACTGAGGGGGCGCAGGGCTTTGCTGATGGAGCGCATGGCGCGCACGTCCTGTTCACAATAACGGATCATCTCGGCCATGAGCGTGGGGTCTTGCCTGAAGGTGCCGTCGGCCTGTGGGATCGACAGCAAGCGGATCAGTTGGGCACCACGGTGGTCTTTCTTCATGGACGCGCCAGCGAAGCGGCCAACGTCCTCCAGCGAACCAGGCGCGCAGTTGGCACGGGCTTGGGCTGCGGTGCAGACGAACTGCTCCAGTTTGAAGTTGATCTGCAAGACGTACCAAAAGATCAGGCGTTCAAACGCTGCGTTGTGGGCGTAAATGGGGCCTGTGTATTCAGCGACATGTATAGGAAACGGCGTTTTCTGTACATGACCTTGGGCATCTGTATAGAAAGGCACCCATGTCTGCACATCATCGTCGTCAAACGCATAGGACATGCACAGCACATCGGTGTTGGCGTCCTGCGCGTAGTTGTAGACGCCGTGCTTGGGTAAGTCACAGCGGCTGCGGGTTTCAAAATCCAAATAAAGTACGGTCATTCGTGAGCCCACCGTACTGCGCGGCCTTTGTCGCCTCCAGCCTTACGCTCTGGCGTCATCCAAGTTCCGTGACGCACAGCGTCTTTAATATTTTCTGATCGTGTACCCCAACATAAATTTTCAAGCCGATTATCTGCGGGGTCGCCGTTTAAATGACGACATTCATGCTTATCGGGGGCAACACCGACAAAAGCCAACAGCACTAACTTATGAACGCATTGACTATTTCCACGCCCCAAAGCTACGCTCAAATGACCCCCAGGCATACGACCTGGGCGCAAAATGCGACCTTGCGGATCGCGTTGAAAAGACCGAACGCGTCCTTGATCACTGACTTCGTATTTGCCGTCGTATTCAGGCACAAGTTTCCAAACTTCCATTGGTGTCTCCTTTCCAATGCCGCCTGTCACGCGGCATCAGGAAGATTACTCTTGCGTTGGCATCTGCGCCTGGGCTTGCATTCGGATCTTGTCCATCAGCGAAGCCAGCAACGCCATCACTGCGTTGATTTCTTGCACGTCAAGTTCAAGTTTCATGCTGACCTCCGACGACGGCCTGCTGCTGGCGCTGGCTCTTCAGCCTTTGGCGCTTCAGGCTCACCATCCATGCTGATCCATTCGATCACCTCGAACACAGGCGTGTAGATCTTGCCGTAGGACTTGTGGCTGTAGTGGTCTTTCTTCAGACGCACGATGGCCACAGGCTTGGACTGATCCTTCTCGACTTGCTCGGCCAAGGCAACTGCAATGGCTTGAACCGCTTTCTTACCGCCCACTGACGTGGTGGTGTAACGCGCTTCCATGCCCTTGTCTTCGCCGCTGATGCACTTCAGAGACAGACCAACCTGTGTTTCCCAACCCTTCTTGGCACCAGGAGGCGCTTCGTCGAGTTCGGGCAATGGCTGGCTCACGCTGGCCATCTTCTCAGCCAACACCTCGCCGTCGCCCCAGGCAATGAAGCCATGGACAAACGAGAAGGGGTTGATGGCCCACTTGCTGTCGTCTTCGACTTCTGTTTGATCGGCACCGAAGACCCAGTGGCCAGTCTTGTCCATTTTCAGGATGACGACGCCAGCAGGGCCAACGTCGGATTGAATCGAACGCAAGGCGGTGGACAGGGTGGAGACTGCTGGCAAGCCAGCTTGAGAGAACGCTACTAAATTGGACATTTGATTTTCCTTTATTGAAGTTTAGAAAGGGCAGCAGTCAACTGCTTCCCGATTTGCAACACTGGTGGACGGGGATCGCTCTCCGCCGCCAATGTTGTGCCTGAAGACACTGACACGACGAGATCGTCGGGCAATGTCAACTTGCGCTTTTTCAGCACCTTCTCCATTTGAGCAGGGCTGAGTAATTCTTTGCTGTAGATTTCGGTGGGCTCCAAACCTTTGCAGTCAAGCCAATGCACCACGTCTTTCTCATCTGTCCACTGACGTGTGCCGCGCTTGGCCACCAGTTTATATCCTGGAACTGACGCGCCGCTGTCGAGCATCTGATGCGCCAAGGCGCGCAAATCTTTGATCCAATCTTCCAACAGATCAGCATTGGCCAAGTACGCGCCAATCATCTGCGCGTCGATGGCTTGGATGGACGCTTGCAAAGCGCGGTCAACAGCGCCAGTCATCTGTGGGCAGATGGGCTTGGCTGTACACCAGCGGCAGTGGTCGCCAGTCTTGATGGCTGCGTCGGGCTTCAATGCTTGCTTGACTGCGCTCACCAGCTCACGCTCGAACTCAGCCACACGCGCTGGCGTGGTCACCCAACGCTTGGTCTGTGGCGGCTGGACGATGACCATCTCGATCTCATCAACACCGTCAAACGCCCACTTGGTGGCTTCGGTACGCATGGCGGCAGCGGCGTAGAACAACAGTTGTGGGTTGTCTTCGACTTCTACAGCCACGCCATCGCCAAACTTCCAATCCAATACCACAGCGCGTTTGCCAATGCGGCCAATAAGATCAGTGCTGCCAAAGACATTAGGTAAGAGATCACCAAAGCCAACACGAGTTTCCACTTCATAGATCATGTCCTTGTCTGGGTCGATTTGATCAAGCGCGGCCAATGCGGGCAACAGTTTCTCTTCCACCAAGTCTTGCGTCAGCACTTGCTCTTCGTATTTGCTGCCGATGATGTAGTCACGGCCTTCAAGCACTTCAGCGATGGTGTTGTGAAGTAACGTGCCGCGATCAGCGTGTGGGCTGGATGGCTGCTTGGGCATCTTCTGCACCAGCGCCACAGAACCTGGGCAATTGATGACGCGCTTGGCGGTTGAGCCGCCGACGATATTACTGTGGTTCATACTTTTCCTCCTGCTCTTTTAGCGACTCTTTCCATTGCATCCCCGTAACTCATCCCCAGCGCTTTATCTATCAAAGCCAAAGATGAATTAATAATCCCAGCAAACGTTGGCTCCATTTCTTTAATGACGCTTAACGTCATCCTTGCATCTTCCAACGCTTCAATGTCCGCACTGTTGGCTTGATATAGCAAGTCAATGTCTTCTTGGATAGGGGGCTTGAGTGGTTGTATCTGGTCAAACATTTGTTTGCCACGGCTGTAAAAATCCTTGTTCTTTCCTGTGCTGTTGTCTTTCATTTGACTGTCCTGTAGTTGATTGAGACTGAACTATAGCACAGAAAAATAATCTGTGCTAAACTTTTTGACATGAAAGAAAAAATAGTTGAGAATCATTTCATCTGGGCAGTTGAGCGCATTGGTGGCAAGACGTACAAGTTCACGTCACCTGGGCGCAAAGGCGTCGCTGACAGGATTGCTTGTTTGCCAGATGGCAGCACATGGTTTGTCGAGTTGAAAACCAAGGGTGGTCGGTTGTCAGTGTTGCAGAAGATGTTTGCAGATGAAGTACAGGCGTTGAATCAAAACTACGCATGTTTATGGACAAAGGAACAAGTTGATTTATTCATTACGACCCTACCAAGATGAAGCGGCTGACTTCTTGTACGAGCGCAACCGAGCCATGATCTTGGCACCTGTTGGTGCTGGCAAGACAGCCATCACCTTGACGGCCATGCAAGACATGCTGGGCAACGGCGTGGTCAAGCGGTTTCTCGTTCTTGCACCCAAGCGCGTCTGCACCGACGTGTGGCCAGTCGAGCAACCCAAGTGGGCACCTGACGTGAGCGTGGCCGTGGCGGTGGGCACACCTAAGCAACGCGCAGCGGCGCTTCGCTCTGGCGCGCAGATCGTGGTGAGCAACTACGACAACATCCAATGGTTGGCCGAGCAGGCGCTGGACTTCGACGGCATCGTCTTCGACGAGCTGACGCGCTTGAAGAACCCATCAGGCACACGTTTCAAGGCGCTGATGAAGGTCATCGACCCCATGGTCGTGCGCTGGGGTCTGACGGGCTCATTCACCAGCAACGGCTTGGAGGATGTCTTTGGCCAGTGCAAGATCGTTGACCAAAGCCTGCTTGGCCGCAGCAAGGGCGCGTTCATGCAGCAGTATTTCGTGCTGATCAATCCAGACTTTGGTGAGTGGGCACCACGCGTTGGCGCGCTGGGTCAGGTCATGCAACGCATCAAGCCAGCCACCTACGTTTTGGAGCCAGGTGAGTACAAAGACAAACTGCCGCCAGCGCATGTTGTCGAGGTGCGATGCGACTTGGACGACCGTGAGCCCTACGAGAAGATGAAGAAGGACTTCCAGGCGCTGGACGTCACCGCGATCAATGCGGGCGTGGTGACGGGCAAGTTGCAACAGATGGCCAGCGGCTTCGTTTACGACACGCGCAGGACGGCCTCCGAAACACCTGGCAAGTTCGATTCTACGCAAACGCCAATCTGGTTCAGCGCCCACAAATTTGACCGACTTCATGAACTACTAGAGGAAAACCAACGTGCCAACACGATCATTGCTTACACGTATCAAGAAGAGCTTGCTGAACTCAAGCGCCGTTACAAACACGCGGTCACTCTTGACGACAAGGACGCCATTGAGCGTTGGAATGCAGGCACTGTCGAACTCTTATTGGTGCACCCGAAATCCGCAGGGCACGGGCTCAACCTCCAGTTTGGAGGGTGCCGAATCGTTTTCTTGTCGCTGCCTTGGTCGTTGGAACTGTACGAGCAGACCGTCGGGCGTATCCACCGATCAGGTCAACGCCACGACGTCTGGGTCTACGTGATGATGACCAACAAGACGGTGGACGAGAAAATTTGGGGTGCGCTACACGACAAGCGCGCTGTATCTGATATTGCAATGGAGGCTTTGAAATGAGTAACTTATTTAAGCAAGTGCGGATTGTTCATTCGCCAGTTGAGAAACGCTATTACGTCGAGCAAAAGTTGATGTGGCGGTTTTGGTGGGAAAAAATTGACGCGTTTGAATACTGCGAAGTCAAAAGCACAAATCCTTTTGGTTGCCATGATCTTATCGACGACGCGTTTGATAAAGCAAAGAAAAAAGCAGAACTGCTTCTTGCTAAAACCGTTGTGTGGGAACAATCTAATTATTTTTGGGGTGCTTGAAATGAGCGTACGTTTGAACAACTGGAAGACCCAGCTTAAGGCTGAGAAGTCTATCCACAAGATATACCAGCGCGACTTCAACGCCGCTTGGCGTAAGTTGAGCAAGAACATGGACATGATTAAAAAACTGGAGGACAAAATTGCAGCTCACTTGGCGAAAACTAAACAATGACCTCAAGACCTTTGACGAACAAAAGGTCTTGGATATGTTGAACTACGAGCGCAAGAACGACAGGCGCGTGGTGGTGCTGGAGCGACTGCATCAACGCTACACCATGCTGCGGGCGTCGCGCGAGCGCATCGAATTGCTACAAGAGGCTAAACGACCATGAACTGGGTAGACACAACAGCCAAGTACATCAAAGAACTGTTTAAACCCAAGACGATCAACGAGATCATCGCCAAGGAACTGCGTGAGGCGCACTTGAAGAAGTTGGAAGCTTAGAGTGCTGTGGAGTACGCCAGGTCGGTTGTGCAATACAACGAACAACGCATCAAGCGGTTGGAGATGCGGCTGACCGAACACACGGCAGAGGGAGACTACGCATGACACAAGATGAAATCATTGAGATGGTCAAGAAAACTGAATTAAAGTTTTTGTTGAATGAAAATTGGATGATGCACGATGAACTTGAAGCCTTTGCCAAACTGGTAGCCGCCAAAGAACGTGAAGAATGCGCTGAAATTTGCGACCGTTTTCAAGCGCGTGATGTTGGCATGCAACCCGCAGAATGTGCTGGCGCTATTCGAGCTAGAGGAGAACAAGCATGATCAGCCGAGTCATTCTCTGCGTGATGATGGGCGGAGTCGGGTTGAACAACATGTTCCCCGATACGCCAGCGCCGCTGACCACCGCGCAGTTGCAAATGAAAGCAAAGCAGAAGTCAATCAGCAATGTGTGCAACGGCAAAAGGAAAACCAAGACAGTCAAAGAACTGTGCAAACGATGGGAGGAACAAGCATGATTACAGCAATGAAACAGGCACTTGAGGCGTTGGAATTGTTGGTAGAAGAAAGGTCATCTGAGGCAATGGATGATGGTTACAAAGCCATCGCATCCCTACGCCAAGCCATTGCAGAGTTGGAAAGCCAAGAGCCTGTGGCGTGGATGCAAGTAACAAAATATGGAAATAAATTGTTAGCGTTTACCGAACCACCGCTAGAGCCTCCTTGCTATACAGAAGAGTTTATTGCCGCAAAAAATTACCCTTTATTTTTAAAAAAGGAAAACACATGAGTCAAGAAACACAAAAAGAACGACTGATACGCATCATGGGTACTTTTGATTTGGCAACAGGCCATGCAGACACATTTGATGAATTGCTTGATTCACTGGAAACAGAATTGCGTGATGTGCTTGGGCATTATCGTGCGGCAGTAAAAGAGCATTTGACACAAGAGCCTGTGGCGATGTTGGAGCGAGACCCTAGTATTGGTAGATTGCGTGTTACTTATGAAGATGCTGTCACAGAGTTGGACGAAGGTGTGTACCCGCTTTATG